GCTAGGCACGAAGAATTTCTGCCCAATGGGCAATTGAAGATTGGTCTGGGTGCCGACGAAGAGCCCTTGCTCACGCACGATGGAGGTCGCGGCATCCTCGAAGTCGAAACGCACCCGGATGAAGAGGTGATTGGTCGGCTCGGTGACCAGGTGGTAGCGGCCCGTGGGCACGACGATCTCGCCTTGCGCGTCAGCGGCAACGAAATGCGCCTCATCCACCACCCGGCGGCCAACTTCGCGCAGCAGCGCCGTCTGGCCGATGGACTCGGGCGGGTGCGAAACCTTGAAGTGAACCGTTAGGTCACCGCCTTCCGGGATCGTGCTATCGGGCAGACGCCGGATGACACCCTCGCGCGCATTGGCGCTGTAGTCGACATCGAGCACGTACTCGGTCTGGTCATCGAGCGAGGTGACGCGAATGTCGGCGAGATGCTGGAAGCCCAACTCGATCTCACCTGCCTCGTTAAAGGGTGTGCTGATCGCCTTGGTGGTGTCCCACAGCGGATCGCCCTCGCCCAGGGCGAGGTGCAGGGTTTGTTCTTTGATCGCGGCGGCAAGGGCCGCGCGACCGCTGGCAGTCAGGATGGCCATCGGGTGCTCCAGAAATGAATGAGGTCAGAAAAATCAGGGCTGCGTGCTGTGACCGCAGCCAATCAGCTCGCGGGTGTCGGTCCAGGTTGAAGACGGCCAGCGCACACCGGTCCAGCGCTGGCCCTGCCAGCCGGCTTGGTGACTGGCCACGGCAACACGCGATGGCGCCGCTTGCGTACTTGTGTTGCGCTCGGTGGCGCGGGTGAGCAGGCGCTGCAGGTTGGAGGGTGTTTCCTCAAACCCGTATGGCGTCACATCGGTGAAGCCCGAGACGACGATGTGCATCTCGGTCAGCGATCGCCACTCGACCTCGGCCACATCTCCTAAGGTGAGATCACCCAGGGTGGGCAACGGCCGGGTGCGCCACAGTGCTCGCCGGGGCGTGCGGGTATTGACCTCGCCCAAAATGACTTCACTGAGCACCAACTGCGCCCTCTGGTACAGGCGTGGCCGCCAACCAGCGGCATCGGGCAGCCCCAAGTTGCCTCGGGTGTGATCACGCCGCACAAAACCCCGGTCGAGGCTGGGCACCGATTCGCCCAAAGCCCACATCCCCAGCGCATGATCGGCGCGGGCCTGGATCCAGTGGATGGTGAGATGTTCGCGGTGAGCCAGCAGACTCAAGGTTGGCACGATCAGGTCGCCCGGACGGCTTTGATCGAATCGTTCCAGCACCTCCACACGAATGAGCTGGTGTGGCGTGGCAGACAAGGGATCGCCCCCACCGAGCGAGATTGCTTTCCCCACCTCTTGCCAGGCAAAGCGCGGCAGGTTGGCGTTGATATCGCCCAAGGGTGTGCTGCTTGATAGCACCACCATCGCCCGGGCAAAGCGGCGTTCGGGCAGCAAGGTGGTCGCATCCGGCACGCCCAGCGCATTGGCCAGCGTGAACAGATGCGAGTGCAGGATCTCTTCGTTGCGCGTATGCCCGGGGTCGCCCAGCACCGAGAAGTCGAGCAGATAGCGGTCGATCAAGCGGGCGACGGCAAAGCGCACCGCTTCGCGGTTCGGCGCGATCTGTTGTCCGGATGCCAGCGCGTGCCGCGCGAAGCCTTGCCCAAACGACAACTTGGTGCGCCCGTCTCTCCAGAACACCCCACTGTGATCGGACAGCAGCGCCTCGCCCAGCCGACTCTCATCCAACACGACGCGACGCAGGTCATGGCCGTGATAGATGCGTGAGAGCCGACTGCGGGCCGGTGCCGACAGGCGGGCGATGGCGATCAGGTTGGCAATCTCTGTGTCGCTGCCCTGCACTTGCCCCGGATCGAGTTGGAACTCGGCAAAGTGAACACCGGGCGGTTCCTGCTCGACCGTGGCGCGCATCCCGATCCAGGACAAGGCGGTCGAAAGCGCGGCAGGCGTGCCACGCAGCCGTTGCCAAAGGATGCCTTCGGCAATCGCCTGCCTTGGCTGGGGCAGGTAGGGCAACAATTCGCCCAGGCCATACTCCCAGATCAGCCAGGGCAGCAGGGGTTCAGTCGGATCGGTCTTGAACTGGCGGATCGCATCTGCCGGCAGTGCCAGCCTGGACAGCGGATCGGTGGCCAGGGACAGGGCCTGCTCCAGCGGTGTGGCATTGACGGGCAGCAGATGGTCAGCAGTCATGTGCCCTCCAACGCAGGGGAAGAAATGGGAAGGCGCGAAGCGCTATCGGTCCCGCCCCGCAAATTCCAGATTCAGATGGATCAGCCGCACCGCCTGGTTGGCGTTGGCGCGAATGTCGGTGCTCGGCGCGAGCAACTCGACCTTGTGCACGCCGGGGCGCTGCAACTCGCCGATCACCCAGGAGGGCGTCAGATCCCAGCCCAGGCCCGAGTGCGCCGCCAATGCTTCCTTGAAACGTGCCCCGATGGCCTCGAAGGCCACCATCGGCGTGTCGGGGTAGAGCCAGATCCGGGCGGCCACCGTGACGGTAATGAGTTCGGCCGGCACCACCTCGACGGTGTCGGTCAGCACCCGGATGTCGTCACGCAGCACAACCGCGCGAACAGCATCGAGCACCGCATCCGGAACGGTGTCTGCTTCACCCTTGGCGAGCACGCTGATGCGCACACGCCCGGGTTCCGGGCTGTCGACCTCGACATCGGCGACCTCGGGAGAGGCCGAGAGCGCCCAATAGCGGTAATGCGCCGCACCGCCCGCATTGGCAAAGCCGATGATGCGTTGACGGGTGCGCAGGCGCAGCGCCTCATCGGTCTCATCCATCAAGCGCGTCACGCCGTAGAAAGCCGCCAGGTGGTCGAGATCGCTGCCGGTGGCAAAGGCCAGGAGGGAAGCTTTGGCCGCCGCATTGATGCGGTTTCTGAGCAGGACCTCCCGGTAAGCCGCGACCTCCAGGAGCTTCACGGCCGGGTCTGAGGCCAAGAGGGCCGAGTAGTCCGGGTAGCGGGATTGAAACTCGGCCTGCAGTTCCGAGAAGATCGTCTCGAAGGACAAGGGCTCGATCACTGCCGGGGTTGGCAAACTCGCCAGATCACTGAGCGTGGCCATTCACACCTCCACTGCGGTGAGCACGGTGGTCTGGCCATCGGGCAGATAGATGCCCTCCAGATCGAGCACGACTTGCCCGACTTCTGCCCTGGCGATGCGCACGCGGGTGAGCTTGAAACGCGGCTCCCAGCGCGCCAGCGCCTCGGCGGTGGCCGAGTACAGATCCATGGCGAGCCTCGGGGTCATGGGGTTGTCGACCAGCGTGGGCAGGCGCGAGCCATAGTCACGGCGCATCACGCGCGTGCCGATGCGGGTGGTCAGGATGTCGCGGATGCTCTGGCGCAGGTGGTCGATGCCAGACAGGGGTTGGCCGGTTTGGGCGTTGATTCCGAGCATCGGGAATCTCCTGGTTTGATTGGGTGCTGCGGCTTTGCCTGGCAACTCACACGGTTTTGCGCTATATTGCACCAATAGTGTGATTTTTAATTCGTAGCGATGCCAACCTAGGAGGCTGCACCATGGGAAATGTGCGTAAAACCATCACCTTGACTGATCAGCAAGACAACTGGGTCAAAGCTCAAATCAGCGCCGGGCACTACACCAACGACAGCGAATACATCCGCGATCTGATCCGACGCGAACAGGAGCGCAGTGCCGAGATCGATGCAATCCGCGCCGCACTGATCGAGGGTGAGGCCAGCGGTGAACCCCGCCGCTTCGACCCTACAGCGTTCAAACAAAGGATGCTGACCGCCCATGGCTGAATATCGCCTGACTCCGGCGGCAGAGCGTGACCTGGAATCAATCTGGACTTACACGGTGCGGCAATGGGGTGTCGAGCAGGCAGAGCGTTACATCGATTTCCTGACGACGGCGTTTGCCGAATTAGCTGATTCACCCAAAACAGCGCCAAGCTGTGAGCACATCCGTCCAGGCTATCGCCGGTGGGGTGTTGAGCGACACATGATCTACTTCCGAGTTACCGACCACGGGATTGCGGTCGTTCGAATCCTTCACGACCGTATGGATGCACCGCGCCACTTGTGATGCAAGCACAAACAGTGGCTGCCTATCCGCCGGCAAAGACATCCGGCGAACCCTCAGCCACCACTGACCCACAGGCCACCGGATCACCGCTGCGCCCGACGGCCTGACCCTCTGCAAACACACTGGCGCTGCCTTCTGCCAGCACGCTGGCGTGACAGGCGGGACCACAGCAGTGCGTGGCCCAGGCATCCCCCACTCGATGCACCGCAATGCCATTGACGAACACCGAGGCGGCAGCGGAGGTACTCGGGCGTGCCGGGAAACAGCCATGGCCGTTGCATTGATCACCCAGGCGCGTGATCGCTGGCATGACCACCTCCTTTAATGTCGGGAAAGCTTTGCGCGACACAAAAATGTCGCGATTCGCGTTTCGCGACAAATGAAGCCTTCAGTTCAAATCAATCCGAGGTGCAGTCAGCCGCGCACCCTGATCGCTGAGCTCCAGTCTCGTCGGGCCAATCTCCAGCACGATCTTGCCGCCGGCAGGCACGGCCAAGCGCCAGTGGTGCTGCGCCCGGTCGTACTCCATCACCGCCCCGTCCAAGAACCGCGTGCGCGAGACATCCGCTGAATCGGCCGGAGCAGGATGGTCTGCCCGGTAGATCGAGCCGACCACCACCGCCTGGTTAAGATCACCGCCAGGGGCGACCAGCAACACTTGCTCACCGGGCTCTGGCGGATGCCAGGTCCGGTCGAGTCCTGCGCGCAGCGTCGCAAAGGGCAGCCAGCCCGTAGTGATGGGACCGGCCTGCACCCGCACGCGGGCACGCGCAGTGTCGAGCGCCACCACCTGCCCCATCAGCGCCACATTGCTGATGCGCCGCTCGGCCTCGGTCATGTCCTGGTGCAGGTTGCGTTCGCTCATGTGCTTGGCTCCCGGTAGTGCGTGCCGACCGGCTGATAGCTGTGCTCATGGCCAGTGCCAATCTTCGGCACCCAGCTGACCAGCACCTGCAGCGGCAACTCCCCGTCATCGATCACAGGCTTGGTCCAGTAGCTGACTTCGAACGACAGGCGAACGGCCAGCACCGGCGTATCACCCTCACCGCCTTGATCCACCTCGGTGCGGGTGAGGCGCGTACCTTCGACCAGCAGTCCCAAAGTCTCATCGGCATCGAGGATGGCTTCCACCGCCTGGGCCAGCCCATCGGCCTCTTCGGCAGCGGCGTCACCACTGGCGATGATTTCCACCGACAGTTCGAGCTTCCGATAGCGCAGTCCCGGATCGGCATTGGGCTGACCCTCGATGCGCTCATCGCGCGTGTAGATCAAGATGGCCGGCAACTTGCCGGCAAACAGCGGCGTGCTGCGGTGGATGCTGATGCGTGCCGGCGTGATGCGTGTATCCACCTTGGGCAAACACTCAATGAGTCGCGCGGCCACGGCCTCACGGATCAGGGTACGCGGGTGCTTCATGGCCGCCCCCTTTGTGTAGCATCAGTTTCAGAAAGCCATGACCGTCGGGGCGTACCTCGACAATCAGGTAGAGCACACCTTGCACCGTCACGGCATCGCCCTCGGTCGGGGTGGCCGGCAGATCGGCCTGTCGCACCTCGAGCACTGGCTGCACGCTGGACACCGGCACACCCGTGCTGGCATCCACCTCCTGGTGCGCCGCCGAGAACACGCCCCGGCCCGGCAGCGCCTCGGCCTGCCCTTCGAGGTGAAACACCACCGGCTCACCGAAGGTGGTGAGCACGATGGATGACATGGCCCGTGTCAAATCACCGAAGACCGTCATGGTCACCTCCCAAAC